TTCATTTTGGAAGCCATAGTATCACCACCTTTAGAAAATTTTTTGCCTTTGTCGGCTGTTGAAAAATCTTTGCCCACGGACTGCGGGACGCCTACTTTCTTGGCAAACGACGGCGAGTGTGCAATCGCTTCCATGAAATTGTGTTGCTTTTTACTGGTCGACGGCATCTTCAGCCTTCTTGCGCCCCAGCATACGCTGAACCGTGTCGGTCTCAAAAATACGAATGGCCGTCCAGACAATCGTAAAAAGTGCAGCAATTGCGGGGAGCATTTCGATCAGGGTTCCAACAGTTGCTACGACTGAAACACCGTCAACGATGTGCTTCACCGACTCATCCATGTCCAAAAACGGGTCTTTCATGGGATTATCCGTAGTAAATGTTTACTGCCACTACGTTGGATACCTGCGCGTACACACCATTCAACGCCAAAACACCTTCTGCTGGAATAAACGGCGCGTTGTTAAACGTGTCACTAGCGGCTACATCGTAAGTTAATAACCACCGGCTGGCGTAGGTCATAGCCGCCCCAGCAGTAATACTGCCAGAGTTGATGTCAGTCACTGTGAACGTGTTTGCGTCGGTGACGGTAACAATATAGTTTCCGTTGGTGGCCGTGCCACCTGTGCCAGCAGCGAAATCAGCACCAATCATGTCGCCAGTTTTTAAACCGTGGCCAGTTGCTGAAACTGTAATTGTTGTACTAGAACGCCCATAAGTCGCTGTAGTAACTGGGGCTGTTGCTGTGTCAAACAGTGTTACATGCCCAGCGGTAGCCGAGCCCACAAAAGAAATCCCACGAACACGATTTCTACCAAGAACCAAAAAACCAGACGTGTTTAAGTGCGCCTGTTTTACGTCCGTTTGCATCGTCATATCAATTCTCCTTTAAACAAAGGGGCCGAAGCCCCCGAGAATGATTAGGCTGCAACAGCGCCGTTCAACGCAACGATGTCCCAACCAGCCGCAACGATGTCCCAACCAGCCGATGTGTACACCAGCATACAGCTATCGCCAGCAGCACTAAATGTGATGGTTGTAAAGCCAAGTGCTGTCGTGGGTGTTAACACAGCAGAGCCGCCGTCCACAACGTGGCTGATGATTTTGATTTCGCCAACCGCGCCGTTAGCCAGTGTCAGTGCTTGTGCCGCGCCGGTAGTTGTCACGGCAGTAAACGCGTTTGCAATGTCCACAGCGCCTGCGCCGGACAAAGATTGCGTGCCCAAAACAACGTCTGTACCAAACGAAGAATTGACGGTGACCGCGCCAGAATGTGGTATTAGCCATGATGTTTCCTTACATGCTGTAAAGTGTATCTGTCTGCATGTCGTCAGCCGGGACTGTCAGATACACCGGGGACCCCGGGATGCTGTGAATATACACGAAATTTTATCTACGTCAATCGTTGTTTTGTCATACTTGCTGGGAAAAATATAGCTATGCGCTACAAAATCCACCGTGCTGATCTAGGCTGTCTGGACACACAGATGGCGCTTACTCGACTCCAAAAACAGTGCTTACCCTATGATAAACCTGCTACTACAACATTTGGCTACTGGTGGCTCGTTCATTCTGAAGATGGCGTTCCGGTTGCTTTTGCTGGTCTTGTTCCCTCTCAGCGTTGGAGTGATTGCGGTTATCTGTGCCGGGCAGGCGTTTTACCCAAAATGTTTGACCCGACAAAGCCTTGGGGTGCAGATAAGACCCTTTATTGGCGTTTCAAGCTCTGAACAGACAACCTATGCCCTATAAAGACCCCGAAGTACGTAAAGCTAAATACAAAGAATACTCGGCTGCTCACTACAAGCGTAATACCGAGGAAGTCAAAGCGGCGAACAAAGAAAAACGGTCTTTGCTTAGGAAAGAATGGAAGGCATATAAGGCCACCCTATATTGCGTTAAGTGCGGGTTTAACCACTCCGCCGCGCTGGACTTCCATCACGAAGACCCCAGCACTAAGACAGATAGCGTCAACCAGCTTGTTAGCGACGGCAGGTTCAAGGCTGCTTTGGAAGAAGTAAAAAAGTGCATCGTCCTCTGCGCAAACTGCCACCGCATACACCACCACGATGAACGGCGTGCTGCCAAAAAGAGAAAGAAAAAAGGGGCCGAGGCCCCCTAGAATTCGCTATTCGCAAATGGCAAATTACTCTTCGTCAACTGGTTTTGTGCTGTCAAATAAAAACACGGCCACATTGAGGTCAGAAGTCTGCTCGTCTTCTTCCACAACTTCTTCGTCTTCGTCTTCAAACTCAACAACGTGCTCGTAGTCAGCGGCCCAACCGTTTTCCTTCTGGAACTCGATAAATTCTTGGATGAGCTGAACTTTGTCAAAGTCGCTGGTTTCAATGGTTACAAACTCGTCGTCACCCCAGTCGCTGATGTTAATTTTTACCGTGTACATACTAACTCCTGTGTTTGTTAAATACAGCATTAGCGCTGTAATGCCATCCTAGTTAGTCATTGTGAAGGTTAGACGACAATAAAAAAGGGACCCGAAGGTCCCTTTTTCTGAGCTGAGCAATTAAGCGCCAGCAGAGCCCCACATGCCGAGAGGATCAGACCAACCGAACGAATAACGCTCGCGGGCCTTGTAACGCACGTTACCTGTGTCGAAGTCGCCGTCCATTGAGTTAGTCAATGGTGAACGCTCGAAGTGCTTCATACCGTTTGGCACGTCAGTCGTCAAGAACCAAGCATTGCTGTCGGTCAAGAAGTGGTTGACAGTGTAGCCGCCGGGGATAGCACCCATTTGCTTGATCGCGTTGATATCGTTATCAGCAGTACCGACGCGGAGTTCGGTATCCAACAAACGCTTAGCAACGAACATCAAAGCTGGTGGGATCACCATCTTGACGGGCTTGGCAGCGATCAGCAGACCGCGTTCGTCAGTCCACGCAGCGATCTGAATCACAGCGTTTTCCAATGAAGTTTCGTTCAAGTCAACAGCAACAGTTGGGCTGTTGAAGTTCACACCACCGTTGATGAGGGGGTGACCAACGCGAGCTGAGCTGGAGTTGACGCCGAACAAAGACACGCCGTCGCCACCCAAGTAGCTGCCGCTGAAACCGTTGTTCAAAACGGAAGCAGCTTTAACTTGCTTGGTGTAAGCCATAGCGCGAGCCAAAGACTTGGTATAACGAGCAGACAGGCTGTCGTACAAGTTGTCTTCAACAGCTTCTTCAGTGATAGAGAAGCCCAAGGCGATGGTTTCGTGGTTGTAGCGTGCTGTGAACGCTTCCTGCGCATTGTCATAAGCAATGGCAGAACCTTCGTTCTTAACAGGAGCTGCACCGAAGCCGGCCAACTTGGTTTCTTCTTCAAAGCTACGCTCAGATTTCTCTGTCTCGTAGATTTCCTTGTGCTCTTCGCCGTAGCGTGCGTACTCCATGCCGAACAAAGCGTTCAGGCCGGGAAGCAATTCTTTGAGCAGTTGTGCGCGTGAAATAGCCATTTTTTAGCTCCTATTACAGACCAACAGCGTTGCTGTAAGCGTGGTATCCGGGGTTGAACTTCACCAGAATGTCAGTATAGGCGTCGCCCACAGTCGAGAAGCCCTGCATGTCCACAAAACCAACGACGCGGAAAGCGGCGGTAGTAGTAACAGCAGAAGAACCGGCCACAACAGCAGTGTTTGAGTTGCCAGTGGTGGTGCTACCTGTGGAGGTAGATTGCACGGCGTTCAAGAACACGTTTGCGCCCAAAGCAGCTTGCGTCACAGAGCCAGCGGACTGGACTTGGAACACAGCGCGGTCGTCGTCAATCACGTAAGCAGTGATAAGCGTGCCAGCAGGTGCCACAGTGTTAGCTGGGTAGTACTGAGCGTAGATTACTTGGCCTTGTGCGTTGACGTACGAGCAACCAACAAACACGCCGATACAACCAGTGTTAGCAGTACCAGTGGGGAAACCGTTGGTAGTAGCGTCAGCACCAGTAGAGGTAGCGATTTGCAAGTAGCCTGAAGTGTTCACAAACACGAGCGAACCATTGAAGATGTTCGTGTTGTAGCCAGCAGGGTTAATTTGAAACTGGCGGGTGCTACCAGAGTAAGGTAGACCTCCCAGCTCATTTACGGCACGAAAGCCGTAGGGAGAAGCAACTGATGCCATTTAAGGACTCCTTGTTTACTTAGAACCTGAACCAAAACCCCCGCCACGAGTGTTCGTTGACTTGCGGTCGCTGAACAAAGGCATCCGAGGATCGTTGTTTCGCATGAAGTGGTTGTCCACTGAATCCATCTGGTTCTGCGCTTGCTTGCTGAAATAATCATCCCGGGCTTGCGCTTTTTCAGCAGACATCTTGCATAGCATGAGGCCGCCAATTTCCACGTTCCCAGTTTTCTCATTGCCAAACAGTTGCAGTTCTGGATGGTCTTCTGCCTTCACCGGCTCCCAGCCTTCGCGCATCTTACGAGACACGTTAGTTGGGTCCGCCTGTCCTAGTACGTGAGTCGCAATCCAGCGATACAAATACCCGGGTTCAGGTGTTGGGTCTGGCAGAGATGTCGGCGGTACATAGACTGCGCGAGCATTAGTTTCGCGTGACACAAGATCACGAGGTGTACGAGGACTGGTCATTGTTGGTTCTCCAATTTTGCTACTTGTGCAGCGTATTGCTGCGGGGTCAATCCAAATTTCTTAGCCAGAGCGATCTGGGTATTCGTCAATTGGACTTTTTTAGCCCCCGACGATCTTGTGGCAGGGGCTACGACGGAAGCAGGTTTTCTTGGAGACTCGGTTTGTGGCCGGTCTTCGCCCCCGAAAACTTCGGGGAATTTACTCTTCACGCGAGCATCAATCTGCTCGAAATACTCATCAGACCTTGGGTCGGCCCCTGAGTTCACTAGTTTTTGATGCAGCCCTAATGCGTAGCTGGTAACTTCTTCGAACCCATTTGCTCCGAACCACTGGTTTTTAGCTTGCCAGCGCAAGGTTTTTTCGTCCGGTTGTACGCGTTGGGATTCGCGATAGCTAGTTTGTACCTCATCTTCGTCAACTTGTAAAGGGGCTGGACGAAAATTTTTCGTTGCCTCCATTTTTATCTTGGCGTCGAGGAGGGCTTCTTGAGCAGCAAGGATGGCATCGGCGTCAAAAGACTCCTGTGCTGCCTTGTACTCTCGGCGGGCTTTGTCCAACTCTGACTCGGCCAGAGTCTTAGCCTGCGCTACAAACTGCTCAGTACCTGTGTTGACGTTACGGCGGAGACTCTTGTTCTCCTCCATCAACTGTTGTGCAAGACGCTCAAGCTCTTGCTTTTCGCGCAGAGTAGCTTCTTTGGCACGGCGCTCATCATGGCGGGCATGTGTGAGTTCCTTGATGCGATCTTGAGCACCCTTGGTGTACTTCTCGATTTCGTCATCGGTGGGGTCTTCGACCTCACGGTCCAAAGGCTTACGGCCACGGTCTTTTTCAGGCGTGTCGTCAATTATTTCGACTTCAATGTCGTTGTCCGTTGTAATCTCGACTTTACTTTCTTCGAGCTCGTCCGGAAACTTGTATTCGTCCGTCATTTCTACTCCTTATGCGCGGGTTATACCGCGAGGGTCTTGCACAACAGCATCCACCTGATCGTCGTTAATCAGACGGAACTCTTTTCCGAAAATTTTGAAACGCGTACCGGAATATGTACGTACGAGCACAAAGTCACCTTCTTTGCACCAAGCACCGTTGGGGAACTTGGCAGTGTCTTTATACGCGTCTGGGCCAACGCGAAGCACGAACAGCACGGTTGTGGCGTGGCTGTCTTGCTGCATGGAAGCATAATCTCTTACGAGATCGAGCGTTGTGCCAGCGATCTTTTCATCGACTTCTGGTACTACGCACAGCAACTTCCAACCTGTTGGGGTCGGCAGTGCACCTGCTTTGGTTTCATTGTCCGCATCTTCGTCTGGCTGGGTGGCCGTTTGAATGTGCGCTGGTAGGGCGATGCCCGGGGGCAGGATTAATCCTGAGTCTTCAGTTGTCATTTGCTTTCTCCACTTTCTCAGCAAGGTCGATGATGTAACGCTCTGCAAGGGCAAGACCCTGAATCATCCCGCAGAGTTTTTGATACTGAGCAAAGTCCTGACAAACGCCGGTGGCGACGTCGTCAGCATAATTGTTCATGTCGGTGCGTATTTGTTCGCGCAATACGCGTGCGAAGTCTTGGATCATTTCTTAGGTGTTCCGGTTGGTTTATTGAGCCCTTGACGGGACTTAGCGATGTCAATACCCATTTGGGTACCGGCACGTTCTTGTTCGGCGGTTAAGCGATCGCGGTTTGTCGCGGCTGTAACGGCCAGTTTCTTTTCTTCCAAGTGCATCTTGTCCGCTTTGTCGGCGGCTTCCATTTGCAGGCGTTTTTGCGCCAACTCCAAGTCTCCTTGCACCTTTTGGGCTTTGGTCTGGACTTCTTGCTGCTTGAGTTGCAACTCTTGTTGTTGCATTTGTACAACAGGGTCTTGGGCAGCTTGCTGCGCTTTTTGTTGCGCCGCTTGCGCTTGGTTCTGCTGAAGTACTTGATTAGCCGCTTGCGCCATCATGTTGGACAGTGCGAGCTCGACCTCGATCGGCAGCTTCTTGTCCTCGGGCGGCAACGCCATACCAAGCTGCTGCTCGATCTTCTGACGATAGGCAAAGCCTGTGTGCTCGGCAATGTGGGCCATAAGTGCTGCCTGCATCTGCGGAGCCTTGGGGTTCTGGCCAATCAACTGCTGGATCATGGGGTCCTGAATCATGGCCATGTGCACCTTGATGTGGGCCTCGTGGTCTTGGTACTGGAACGCCTTGACCGGTGCACACTTGAGCACTTCTTGGTTTTCAGACACGGGGTCGGTCGGCTTCATGTCGTCTTCCAACGGGATGAGCTTCTCTGCGTTCTTGATGCCTAACACCTCCAACATGTTGCGGTGCAACTGCGGCAGGTCGTAAATATCAGGAGCCATCTGAGCCATCTGGATCACGGCTTGGTACTGCACCACACGCTGGCTCATCGTCGCAGCATTAGGGTCGCTTACTGGGATGATGTCGCAAGCGCTGTAGTCCGACTGCTTGGCTGTGCGGCTGCCTTCTTCTGGCTGGAACTCGTAGTCTGGGTCTGTGTAGTCGCGGATGATGGCTGCCAACAAACGCAACTCTTGTTTGAACGCGTAGTGCAGACGGGCTTGCACCGCTGTCATCACCTTCAGCTGACGCTCTAGCAAAGCAAGGGTCGTACCCACAGGGGCTTGGGAAGACATGTCGGACACCTTCATGTCCGCAGTAGCGGCGAAGCGACGGCCTTCCTCCACGATCTTGTCTAGCAAACCTGCCAACACGGCGCTTGGCTCTTTATATGGGAGGGGCAAGATGCTGTCGCGCATGTTGCCGGAGCCGACGTCTACGTCGCGCCACTCGCCCGGTGCAATTGGAGTGTCATCACCTTTGATGCGAAGTCCCCGTGACTTGAGACCGCCGGGCAAGTTAGACAACGTTCCAGCGTCCACCAGTTGACGCATGATTGACGTCGCTGACTTGGCAAAGCCTCCGATGAGATGGAACAGACCGAAGCCGTAGGCACCGAAACCCGGTATGTACTGGTAATGTACAAAATGCTGTCGCTTGAGGCGCAAGTCATCGTCTTCCTTCCAGTTGCGGCGGATTGCCAAGATGTCGTTCGTACCTTTCACCATGGTCACCACGTACGGCAACGCAATGCCTGTCTCTTCTCCGTCACCATCGGTGTCCTCGTAACCCTGAAGGTCCAAGTCCGCGTGAATCTCAAGGATTGTGTAGCGGTCATCATCAATGTCGCTGAAGCCCGTCTCTTTGTCCTTGGCTTTTTGAATGTCCGTTTGCTCTTTCGTGGCTTCACCCAACTCACAGTCAAGGTAGAAACCAGCTTGCTGGAGCTTTTTGATTTCGTTCTCGGTCTTACGCATGACGTGTGTCAAGCGGTAGCAAGTGTCCATGTCGGTCGTTCCGTACGGCAGAATAATGTCTTCCGCGGGGACAAACATCGACACCTGACGTCCCAAATTAGGATCGTAATAAACCTTCTTAAAAGCAGAGCCGGTGGCCGGCAGTGACCACAGCATGCGTTCTTGTTCTGGGCGGAACTCGCGCATGACCTCAGTCAACTCGTAGTTCATGTCCTCCTGCACGCGCAGGGCGGCATCTTTTTTGTCTGGAGTCTCTTTACCGACAATTTTGGTGCGCACTGGGCCCGCAGCTGGGAACATCTCGGTGATTGTTTCTGACTGGAACCTGACCACCGCCTCAGTAATCATGGGGTGGAACACGCCGGACGCGCCGTTCCAAGGCTCTGTGCGCTCTTCGTACTGGAGACCTAGCAGCTTCAAACCCTCGGTGTACGCCTTCTCCCAATCCTTGCGGCTGGCTTTGTCTTGATCGACCACTGCGGCCAGATCGCCGGCCAACGACTGCATCGCGCTTTGGTCCATGTACTCGGCAAGGTTGTCATCAAAGCCTTCCTCGTCGTCTTTGTCTTTGCTGGGGATCAGGTCGATCTCCATGCCACCGATGCCAATCTTGACTTCTTCAGGATCAACGATCTCAATTTCAATCGGCTCCTCGTCTTCTGCAAGGGCGTCAATGCCTACGGGGGCTTGGTACAGGGATTTGTCGATGGCCATGGTGGTCCTTAATAGTATGCGTGTGTTTTGCGCTTGAAGAAGACGGGGTCGTCTTTCTCATCGCTGTCCAATGGAATAAAGCCGCCTTGGCGGAAGCGCAGCAAAGCTTGAGACGTCGTGTCCACGTAGTCATCGTGCTCGCCGTTCGGGAACGATGCGACTTCTTCAATCACTTCACGCGCCCAGCGCGTGTCGGGTGCCCAGACTTTACCTGAACTAAAGAGGTCGGCCACAGCGTTCATACGCACGATCTTATCGTTTCCGCGGCTCGGTGTAAATTCTTGGACGAAGATGCCCATGTTGCGTAACTCTTGGATCAACGGTGCGCCGGCAGCTTTCTTTTCGATCACGAACGCATCGGGCTCCCACTCTCGGTAATGTTTCAGCGCTGT